TTAGGTTGTAAGAAGTGCTGTCCACGTGTTTTTGCCAACGATGCCGTCGACTGTTAAGGAATGAGCCTTTTGGTAATCTCTGACAGCTATGTTCGTCTTAGTGCCGAAGTCACCGTCTATGGACAGACTGTAACCCTTGCCGTTAAGAAGCCTTTGCAGGCTCTTAACCTCACTTCCTTTACTCCCTTTGGATAACTCGGTAAGTTCAATAGTCACTTTCTTCACCTCTTTCTCGGTTTGATCGGTCGCATTATTCCCCTTATATCGAAGCACATAAGTCCAACCCTTAGAGTATCGATAATAAGACCGCTTGCAGATTTCCTTTCCGGTTTGGTCTCCGGTTTTCCCTCCGGTAGTCTTACCACGTTCATCAATTGATGCGTGAACCAGCTCGGAGGAACTTGTCATTAGGGCTGTATGATACTTAGGATGCAAAAGAACATCGCCACGCATCAGGCTGCCGTCCGTAACCTTTTCGAAACCACACTTAATGAAGTTTGAAAGCATGTTGCCGGTGTACGTTGCACCGGCAGACTTAACCTTAATACCCGCCTGTTCAAAAGCAGATATAACAAGAGAACTGCAGTCGTAATCCGGACCCCATCGTTTGACCTGGTCATAGCCGTGAGTATCATCCGCAGCTATCGCCTCTGCCCACTCGACCGCCTTTTCAACTTTTAAATCAATTGCCATGGTTTCCGCCTCCGGAGCTGTCGGCAAGACCCTCGCCGATAACATATCCAATCACTGTAGCACCTGCCATAACGATTGAACTTACCTGTGCTGCCACACTCTCGGAGTGTCCAAAAGCGATTAACAGCATAGAAATAAAAGAAGCTATGGATAACCATAGCTTCCTACTGGTGAGCTTCCGCTTGATGTTAATTTTGTTCATCTGTGCTTTTCCTCCATTTTATTCTCAAGATTCGCCACGTCCGAGTGCAGTTCATCAATCTGCGACCATACCGTCTTGATGTCACGCTCGGCAAGTGCCATGCGCTCGACGACCGTGTTGTGTTTATCGACCTTCTTCTCAAGTTGCTCGATGCGATAGACCGTCAGTCGATTGCTGATGAGTATTCCACTAATCGACCCGACAGCCGTTCCTATTAGACTTATGATGCTCGTAAGCATCTCCGGAGATATCGTCATTATTCCACCTCCGTAATCTCATACGTCAGCTTCATTGTAAGGTCTGCAGTCTTAGTGACAGACTCGGAGAGATTGTTGACGGTGGATATCCAGAGAGGACTGAGAGCTTGACAATAGAAGTATCCGGCGCTGGCACTACGGCTCCATATCGAAGCGAGCATTCCATTGACACTTCCTCCGAGAAGGCTCTTATAATTAGACCTTCCTTCGATTGCAGGAGCGCGATAGAACTTGTCTCCCTGAATAATGAGCGAGACGTTCTGACCTGACAGTACGCCGAACAGTTGGTCGGACTCAGCTCCAATATGGTAAAAACTTATGCCCGCCGAGTTGCTTGCCCATGTCATCGCATCGACGTTCTCAAGCTCAGTGATATCTGCCGAGTTCGTCATGTTAATCTTATATATCACGGTCTTGCCAACAGGCATGATGTAGACGTAATCGCCAAGAACGCCATGATAAGATGCGTTCGGCGCGAGCAAGTCATTCGTCTCGACTGTGACAGTCTCTGTGACTGTAAGGTCGATATCTTCGCTCGTCCAGTCACTGAGGTTAATCTTGACGATTTTTATTTCCTTGCTGTAGGGCAAGATGCAATAGAGATATCCCGAGTCAATCGTCGCGCCGAACGACGCGGTTGATGTCGATAAGTCAAGACTGGTGCTTATCGTGTGAGTCTCGAGAATGCTGTCGGCGTTCAGATGTAACTTGCACTGATTGACTCTTATCTTCTTGACGATGATTGCAGAGTCGTCGCTTGAATATTCCGCAGTATAGACCACATCTTCTTCGGGTGAATATATTCCGACAGTCGTCTGACTTAGCCAGTTAGCCGAATTAGCCACGTCCGACGCCACATAAGTCGGAAGATATAACCCTGTCTCACCCGTATATAGACCGTTGTAACCGTTCACATCATGCGTCAGACAGACGCTCTTAATGATGCCATTTCCCTGAGACGTTGCCCAATCCCAGACATATCTATATCCGTTGGTGATGATTCCCGATTCCGTAGCATTCGGATTACCACGGGTCAAGACATCGCCCGAATACGCAGTCTGACCCGCGTGAGCTGTAAGCGTCGCAGTTGAGGGAAGCTCTGTCGGAACTCCGCTTGATGTGTCTATCTCCTCAGGAAGCAGGAAACAACCTGCGAAGTAGTCATTCGCCGTGAACGGAGACTGAACGCCTCCGTTCGCACGCAGAAAAGTCGCATTGACTAGGTTCTGAAGTCCGGCTGTCACCGTGTTGTCTTTCTCGACCCGGTGCACGACTTTGCCGTTTCTCATCAAGTCTATGCGAGTATGTCCGTGAAACTGACTGACCTTGCTGTTCGCCGACGGCGTTCTTGTAATAATGTCATGTAGATTCATATATGACCTCCTGAGAGTGGTTATTCAGACTTGAACGGGAAGAAGACACATGACCTGACCGTCCATGTCGCTGATGAGCTATCCGTCGTGATGACGACCTTATCTCCCGTTGATACCGTGAACGTGTGACAGGCAACTGCATAAGCTGTATATGCCGGAATCGAGAATACCGTGTAATCATTGATATTAATCTTGATAGAGCTTCCCGATTCTGTTCCACGATTCGCGAATAGATATATCTGTCCGTCTGAGGGAGCCGTGTAAGAGATTGTCGATTCAGATGTCGGCCGAGTTGCCGAGGATATAATTCCCTTACCGTCCGTATAATCGGGAATCCCTGCTTTGTAAACAATCTCCTTCTGCAAGCTGTCAATGTCGCTCTCTGCCGTGTCAACTCTTCCCGTAAGCGTCGTCAAGTCACTTGCAGTAGCATCTGCGTTTGAATTGACCTCGTTGATTGCTCCGGTCAAGCTCTTAGCCTCGGTCTCAAGGTCGCTCTCGAACTCCGTGTCCGTGGCGATGTGAGACGCTATCTCACTCATGCTGACCTTTCGCGAAGCATATCCCGTGTCGCTTGAACTATTCGGGATAGACGTCTCGAACAAGTCGCTTGAGGTCGTAGCCTCCGCTGTCGTCAATTCCGATATTCTCTTAGAATCTGCCATATACTCTTATCCTCCTTGCGTAAGTCTTGTAGATTCTCCGTCTTCTGTAATGCGACTCACTTCAGAGTCGTCTGTGCTGTCTTCCGTCACCCTCGTGTAGACCTGCCATTGACATATAAGCGTCATAGAGTCCGAAGCGACTGCGACCACGTCAGAGCCGACTTGAGCCGTGGAATACTCATCGCTTGCCGTGACCTTAGTCGGCGTCTGGAATGTAATAGAGCAATTATCCGAAGTGACTGCGACGATGCCGTCAATGATTGAGGCGGCCGTGTATTCGTCAACCAGAGTAAGTATTCCATCCCAGGAAACAGATGCGGACATTTTCTGACCGGTCAAAAGTGCGTGCACATCTCCCACTCCCAGAACAGCCGTTCCGGAAGAGATGCTCATACGCACTTCCCATATGTGAACCTTTGAGGCGTCTGTGTTAATCCAGTACTGCGTTCCCAACAAGTGATCTCCCGATTCCCCGTAAGTGTGAATCGGGGCATATCCCTGGAGTGTACCGTCAAGGTAGTACTCGATATACACTTCCTGAGTACTATCCGATAATTCAGACAGCAAATTGAACTCATGCCACATCGTAACTATTGTGCTTTCCGTAACCGCAAACGACAGCCTAAGAACCGGAGTCGATTCTGTACCAAGCTCAATCTCATCGGTGTTGACATAAGTGTAATAACTCAGAGCATTCTCTGAGCTCGAATTCTTAAGGTTCTCGAGTGCCTTATCGGTTTTTGACTTTGCCTCTCCGAGCTTCGGATTCTTTCCAACAGCCGTTATTTTATGTGTACCTCGATATTTCCAGGTAAATATCTGCAATGGAATAGATGTTGTAGTCCCTGCAGCATATCCGGTAGCCTCGAGCAAATCTCCCAGGTCAAGTGCAGGGTCTCCATACCAAGATATTTCAGCCGGTGTGTATACAAGCTTCGTGAAGACAGCCAGGATGTTATCCAAAATTGACTGCACCGTAGAATCAAGACCGAACTGCAGGAAGTCGTTATCCTCCAAATCGAGATTCTGTGCTGCATCTGTACCGGAAGATATCAGCGAGCCGTTCTTCTCACACGTTACCGAGGAGTATATAACCTGGTAATCAGAAACGGTGTCCTTATATCGTTGCGAATCCGGAATACTTCTTACTATGTCCGTCGAAAAGCTCTTAACATACAGGCACCCGTCCCTGCCGATATATGCGAATCCGGCAAGACATGCAGCCATGTCACCTACCACATCACGCCAGGTCTGAGATCTATGCGATGAAGGCAAGCCATAAGTCAGTCCGCCGTTAGGCAGCGCCTCAACCTCTTCCTCCGACATGCCAAATTCCACACCACAAGCCGTGCAAGCGTATGTAAGTATTCCATAAGCCGTTCCGGTTGTGGTGATATTCCCTATATCGACATCGAGATTCTCCATAATGTCAAGGGCAGTAATCTTAAGGATGTCATTTGCCGTTCTTTCGCACTCCGACACAAAATAATGTCCGAGCGGAACTTCTTCCCAGGTATCCGCATCTTCGTCAAGACACAGTCCGAAAGACAACTCAACCTCTGCTCCATATATCAGATACCTACTTATGGTTGAATAAACACTCAAGGTAAGCTGTCCTTGATATGCTTGCCCGAGTGTGAGCTCACTCGAACCGACGCACTGATTAGTTATCTCCGGATTCTTGGCAAAGCTGTCGTTATCAAGCTTAATAACAAGCCCCGTTTCGAGAGTTATCGTTCCTGTTACTCTGGTAAGGCGTCCGTTCTCGGCTATCTTGCTTATGTAATCATCTGATACACCGTACATAATGCCTCCTTAGAATTCCGTGAACGTGCAACTGTAAGACCACCTCGGTTCACCGTTCGGCGCCGAAGTCATCTCAGCGCTTCCTCCTGCGGCATACATCGTAGTTGTAACGTACTTGCCAAACCAGAACTGAACCTGCACGGATTCCGGAACTATCGCGTTCACTATGGTCGACAGTTCAGTATCCGTAAGGTTTGACCAACTGTAATCACACTGGTACACGCCCTGGCGAATTCTTTCACGAACCATAATGCCGGAACCCTCCGATCTGGTCGTGTTCTCAGAATCCAAATCATTCTGTGCTATGGACACAGACACAGGTGCAGGCATTGTAACCCCGTCTATTGTCAGATAAGTAATGCTCATGCTCTGCCTCCCGAACGTCTGTTATTCATTTGCGTGTAATTGTTCATCGAATCCCAGATAACTCGACCGTCAAGCTCGAGCGTAATATTCTGGTTCGACGATGCAGCGGCCGTCTGTTGCGTCCCCATACCGTTGAGATAAGGAAGTATTGCCATCATTCCGGCTGTAACCGCTTCACTAATCTTGGATTCCGGAGCAACAATCTCACCTTCGTGCTTGTTATCACCGATGACTGCAAGTTGAGGTGTGTTTGCCTCAACGAATCCACCCTGAGCAAGTCTCGGGAGCGACACACCTTCGATGTGACCGATGGACACTCCCGGAATGTTATCGTTAATAAAGTCGATTGCCGAATTGATAAATCCGAATGCGCTGTTAACCGTGTTCTCGATGGTCTCAAGTACACCGTTGATAACCGATGTGAACGCGCCTCCGACAGCGTCTCCAACGTTGGTTCCGAACTCTGTAAACTTTTCCTTAACGGTATCCCAGAGCTCGCTTGCCCATGTGGAAATATTGTCAAAGGCAGCCGTTAGGTTGTTGTACGCTTCGGTAAAGGTATCCGAGAACCATGTTCCAACTGCAGAGAATGCGTTGGTAATGTCCGTCCACCTTTCACCAAACCAATCGCCTATGCCTGTAAACACATCGTGGATGCTATCCTTGCCTTCGGTGAACTTCTCCGAAAACCATGTACCGACAGCCGAGAAAGCGTTCTTAATATCAGTCCAACGTTCCCCGAACCAATCTCCGATTCCGGTAAAGACGTTATGAATACTGTCTTTAGCCTCGGTAAACTTTTCGGAGAACCACGTGCCGATGTTCGAAAAGACCTCACAGATATCGTCCCATCTCTCTCCAAACCACTCTCCAATGTTCCCGAATATCTCAGCAATCTTGTCTCTTGCCTTCTGGAACCAGTCACAGATTGCCAGGATTGCTTCACCAATCCACTCATCAACCTTAAAGATGCTGAGAATGCTGTCAACTAAGTTGAACAATACATCCCAGAGGTCTTTAAACAATTCGACGACTGCATCGTATATTTCTTCGAGTCCCTTATCCGCCTTCTTAAAATCGAATGTAAAGAGACCCACAACGATATCAACGAGACCCTTTAGGACGTTCAACACTGCTTTGAGAGCTACCATAAGCGTCTTACCTATACTGATAAGAGCCTGACCGCCTATGGCAAGTATCTTGGATAAAATATCGCCCAAAATAACTGCAACCGGGTGAATAATAGGCCAGATTCGGTTAAATCCATCTGTGATACTGGCAATCATGTCTCCTACGGCTGCGGATATATCTGCCCAGATGTCAGCCATCCAGGAAGCATCGAGCTTCTCGAGGATAGTATCCCAGTCGTCTCGGAAGATATCTGTAATGGTTTCGAGCGTGGCGCCCACGTTGATTCCGAACTGTGTAAAAACGTTTTCGTTCTCCGAGAGTGATTCGGCAAAGCCTTCCGTAATACCTGTCGAGAATGACTGCACGACTTGCGATGCGATAGCCGCACCGTCAAAAGTTACAGCGAGTATGTTGGAACCAACGCCTTCCCACTCACCGCTCTCTGCAACCCCTGCAACGATGTTGGATACCGATGTGGCAAGCGTTGTTGTGGCTTCTGCCTGTCTCGTAGACAGGTCAAACATGGTTACCAGGTGATTCTTAATCGGCTCTTCTTCCTTATCCAGGAACTCCTGAATAGAACCGGTAACGGTTTTAGTTGCCGCCCAGGACATGGTTGCGACCATGCCGGAAACGGCGCCCGATGCCGTCGCCCATGCGGTTACACATCTTGTGGCAGAATTCTGTACCTCAGGATCTGTAACGATTCTCGTAATGGACTCTTTAATCTGAACGATGTCCTGCTCGACTTCGTCCACGAGCCCGTCTCCGTTCCAGGACATCTCGAATCCCTTTGCAAACTCATCTCTTATAGGTTGGAAAGCGGCTGCAAGTCCTGCTAGGGCACTCTCAGCTTCCTCACTTGCATCTGTGGTAGCTTCTGCAAGTGACAAATCGGCTGCCGTTACGCTCGAACCGCCTCCACCACCTCCGGAAGAGGCAGAACTCGTCAAGGTGTTAATCTTATCGAATCCGGCAAGGGACTGCTGAGCTTTCTTAGCGGAGCTTCCAACGGAATCCATGCTGGAACTCAAGGAATCAGCAGAATCAGATGCTACTGCCAGATCTGATGCAATAGCACCTGTTCCGGAAGCAGAATCACCGGACTCCACGCCCATAAGCTTAGCCGTGAGTGTTGCAAATCCTGCTGCAACCTCATTTATCTTGGCAAGCAGGGCGTTAAGCCACTGAATAGCCGGAGTAAGTACGTTGATAAGTCCCTGACCGATAGATGCCTTGAGGGAGTCGAACTGAAGTGCAAGTATCTTCGTCTGGTTAGCCCAGGAACCGCTTGTTCTCGCGAAGTCTCCCGAAGCATCCGAGAGTTTATCTTGAACGAATGCAAGTCGCAGAGCAACCTTCTCCTGTTCACTCATCGAAGATGTGGTTTTTCCGAATCCATTCGCCAGAGCGAACTCATCAAGGGCTGTCTGGGTCATCACGACACCCAAGTCCTTGAGCGACTCTGTCTCACCCGTGAAGATAGACTTCATCTTGGTGTATGCGGTATCTGCATCCAGGTTATAGAAGGATGCTACGTCTCCGGCAAGCTGTGTAACCGCCTCAGCCATATCAACAGCCTCAGACTGCGAATAACCGAACGACTTAGCCATAGCGCCGAATGTACCGGCATACTGCTTAGCCATCGTCTCGGACATACCGAAGGATGTCATCGCAGTTTTCGCCCATTCGTCTATCTCGGAGGACATGTCCCCGAAAGCTACGTCAACAACGTTCTGAACTTCTGCCAGGTCTGAACCCAGTTCCAGACACTCCTTACCGAAGTCTACAAGCTTACCTACAGCGAAGACCGCACCCAAAGCTCCCATGAGCTTCTTGGCAACAGACATAACACTGCCTGCAGCACCACTCATGCCCGAAGCGATAGACTCACCTGCTTGTTCTCCAACTTCCTTGGCGTCGCTTATGACTTCACTCTTGACGTCTTTACTGATTATGTCCTTACCGGCATCCTTGGTCTCGTCCTTAACTCCATCCGTTATGGAAGAGCCGACTTCTTTACCGACTTCCTTGCCGGCAGAACTCGTCTCTTTGGCTGCCTGCTTCACACCCTGGACGATAGCCTCCCCGGCTTTCTGTCCAAATTCAGAACCCACCTGAGCAGTATCCTGAGCTGCCTGGTTAAGCCCCTCCTTCATGGCGGAACCGGTCTCTTGACCGATTTCCGTACCTACCTGAGATGCTTCCTGGGCTGCCTGCTCGAGACCTTGAGTCATGGCGGAGCCGGCATCCTGTGCAGTCTGGTTAAGACCTTCCTGCATAGCAGAGCCTGTTTCCTGACCTATCTGAGCACCGACGTTAGACGCTTCCTGAGCGGTCTTGTTAAGCCCGTCCGTTAGCGCTGCTCCTGCATCCTGACCGACTTTCTGTGCTTCCTGAGTAAGATCACTGCCGATGGCTTTGCTGGCATCCACGCCTTTGCCCATCGAGCTTTCTATGCCCTGAGCCGCCGCTTTACCGGCTTCTTCACCGGCTTTCTGGGCATTTTTAGCCAGGTCTTCAGCCTGGAGTTTAAGCAACAACCCTACTGCTGCAACATTATCCATTAGTCAGTCCTCCTTTCATTTTGGTTTCTTTGCAAGAGATTTGAACGCCTCCGACAACATCTTCATCTGCTGCATATACTCCTCAGACCCGCCTTCGACCTTGTGACGGTTAAACCATTCACTGCGTATGCGTCTTTGCTCCGGAGTAAAATGCTTGATTTTCTTGGAATCCTTCTCCGCTCTGATATGTACCACCGACCCGAGTGGTGTTTCCGGACCCAAGCCGGCAAGAAGAGTTGTGAACTCGTCCCAACTCATCTTGTCTTCGTCTCTTAGTCTGATGTGGTACTGCTGAGCGAACGAAGCTTCTATAAGTTCCCAATCGTCAAACAGGTCGTAGTAATTCGGAGAATTACTCTTTGTCTTCCCCTCGAAATCGTGCCGAAGCCTCCTCAAACGAGACGCCTTGCACCGTAGCCATAAGGGAAATAAGTACCGTTCTAGTGTCTTCGATGTTGAGCTTCATCTTATTTACTTTCGCCAGGAACTCATGACCTGCAAGAAGCTCGATGGCTTTATCTATCTGCGCCAGATCTCCCGTGTCACTAAGATTCTGCATAGCAGCCATCATTTCTATATATGCGTTCTTAGAATCATCAACCTCGTATTCCTTACCGTCTAGGACGATGGTCTTCTTCTCTCTCTTAAGTTTTTCGCTGATGTTAATAATATTCGCCATAAGAATTTCCTCCGTTTTTATGCAAAAGAAAACCTCCAGCCCGGAGCCGGTATGTGTCCGACTCCGAGCCTCGGAGGATTCTTTAAGTCAAGTGTCTTGCGCTTATGCTGCTTCGGTGATTGTGGGTGCGCCGTTACTCATGAAGTCCGCAGCAAGAGGTGCTACGTTCGTGGAATCGCCTGCACCACACTCTGTGATGTTAACAACCACGTTCATGGTTACGATCGTGCCATCGTACATTGTCCACTTGATTGTTGTTTCTGCGTCTGTGCCGCACTTCGCGTACAGGGATGCAAGGTAATCGTTACCCTTGTCACCAAGGTTTCTCTTACCGGATACAGAGATCGTGATGGACTTAGCTGTCATGAGACGTCTTGTCCAACCCTCTGTATCAAAAGGAGTCCACTCCTCAACGCCGTTATCGAACGATACGCTGAAAGACTCGATGTCTGCAATCGTTACAAAGTCATCATCCGTGCTGGATGTGCCTGCTGTTCCAATCTTGAAGGAATTTCTCCATACTTCGTATACTGCCATTGTTGTCAGCTCCTTTCGTAATAAATAATAAAATCGATAACATACTCGCATATGCCGTTATCGTCCGTGCCCACATCTATAGGCTCGTTGTACCGCATAGCGATAATGTCCACTTTGTATCCGCCGATTTCTACGTCCTCGGCGTCTCTGATTGCCTCATAAAGAGCAATAGCCTTATCCTGCGTCTTCCTGGTCGAGTTATTCCAATGCACAAGGATTGTACCGGCATGTAAAGCCGTCTTCGTTGTCTCTTTGCCGCCTATCGACATCTCGAAATCATACTTATCTCCGGCGTTATACACACCAAAAGAGCAGTCTTTCTTCTTGTCCAACGTTCCGCAGTAGTAATTGTCTGCTGTTACGCTTAAGGTCTTAAGCCAGGCAAGAACTGATTCATTTGTAATCATCGTCTTATCCTCCTATCAGCATCCTGAGAAAACGCTGGTATGCGTTCGGCACAAAGGACTCCTTAGCACCTCCCGGTGCCCAGTCTTCGAACCACTTACCTTTAGCGTTCGGATTGTTACCCTTCTGGAAGTTGTATTCCGGATGGAAGTACAAGCGTCTCGCGTAGGGCGTACTCGAAGCGATAGACACTTTGCCTGACTTGCTCGTAGCCGTATTGACCCGGGTACTGTTCTGTAGAGCACCGCTATCAAAAGGTATAACCTGTGCCTGAATCACTTCGGTTTGAAGTGCCGCACCCGTCATGGCAAGAGCCTGAGCGGACTTAGCATCCACCTTCTTGAGAACAGGAGTAAGCAATTCCACGCTTGATGTAACTTTAACGTTCATATAAGCTCCAATCTCGTGTAATTAACCGTCCCGTCGGGATTCCTGCACTTGCTTCCTCTGTAGATTGTGCGACTTGCTCCGAACACCCTCACCTTTCCGGATGTAATCTCCGGAATCGAAGGGCAGATGTCCCCGTCTATCAAAGCAACAGCAGAGAGTGTGACAGCCTCTTTATCGGAGGTGTACTTCACTTCGGCTGAGCTTTGGTAGTTGCACAGAAAATCATCATCCAGGAGCGTCTCACGCTCCCCGAACTCGTTTATGTCTTCGGCATCAATCGTCACATGGATATCTGTCTTGGCTATATGTACAAGTTTAGGCCACTTCACAACAAAGCACCTCCCTTACACACATGCCCAGCACAGATTCGTCGACTTGAGCTTAGCGTACAAGTAGCTCGGCACCTTGATGCCATTCACCTCGGTAATGTTTGATGCGTCCGCATAGTTCACGGACACTCCGTTGATGGTATAGGCAGACAGAGGAGAATCCAGGTATTCTGAATTCTCCATCTGCCAGTCTGCTATCTTGCATGTAAGCTCTATGATTACCGACTTCTGGAAGTCCGTCAGTTCATCGATACCGCCCTCTGCCGCTATCCGGCAATATGTAAGTGCATCGATTGCATCGCTTGCTCTTTCCAAGGCCTTTTCGGCGGTATCTTCGTCTGTAAGCACCGTTCCGCCGTATGTATTTACATAGTAGTCATAATCAACGTATGCCATAACTCACATACCGCCTTTCTCTCACTCGGATTTCTTCTTGTGCTTCTTGAAAGAAGGCTCCGCAACGGGTTCCTCGACACTCTTTTCGGGTACCGGAACAACCGGAGCAGGCTTCTTCTTAGGCTCAATCTTTCCGATGGTTCTCATAGCCACATACCTCCTTTATCAGGATGCTGCCTGCTTGCTGATGTAGATACCTGCAGCCTTGTTGGCGTAAACATCGTTGAGACCGTACTTTCTGTACTTAACGATGTATGCGTCAGAATCAGGGTTCATCTCCGGAGCGATGATAGAAGATACAACGTGCTTGTCGAACTTCATGATTGCGGAAGGCTCCACGATAACGAAGTTGAGCTTGGAAGCACCGTCTGCAGCCTTATAACCGCCTGCCTCCTCACCCTCAGACTTACCGTCAAGGAGAGAGATTGCACTGTAGAATCTGCTCTGAGGTACAGCAACCTTCTTAGCGAACGTTGCGAGAACCTCGCGGGACTTGGTTGTGTCAAGCGCCATAACGCCGTTAAGGAGTGTGGGGGTGGCATAAAGGATTCTGCCTTCCTCTGTAACTTCGTCCTCGTCCATCTGGGACTTAGCAGCGATGAGAGCCTCAAGGAATGCAGATGCGTCAGCAAATGTCGCATCATCACCTGTGGAAACGCCATCTGTGCCTGCGAGCTTAGAGAAGAAGTAAGCATCAGCCTCGGGGGCAACCTTAGTTCTGATAAGCTCGGAAAGAGCCTTGCCGAAGGCGATGTTGAATGTCTCCTCATCGTCCATAGTGTCAATGGAAAGCTTTGTACCTCTGTCATAATCGAAAGCAGCTGTCTTCCATACAACGTTTACAGAACCGTCGGTATAACCGGAGTTCCTGTCGTAGTCACCGAGTCCGGTTGTCGCAATCTGAGGATATACAATCTCATTTGCGTTAGCGCCTGCTCTTACGAGGTCAGGGCTCGCTACCAGATCCGCAGTAACGGATACCTTTGCGTAAACCTCATCAAGAAGGTCTACATACTTCTTAGCCAGTTCAATAGAATTTGCCATGTTCTTTTCCTACCTTTCTTTGGAATATTATTTCTTCGGTCCAAGACCCATTACACGTCTGGCAAGATCATCATCGGTTTTAGCCGAATCCGTATTGCCACCGTCACCGCCGACCCTGAACCCAGCATTTGCTGCGGTGTTTGATTTGAATGCCGGAACCTTATCAAGGACTTCCTGAAGAGCAGCAGCCATCTTCTCTTCAATGATCTCGCCCTTCTCGGTCATGACCTTCGAGAAGTCGGCAAGCTTGATAACATAGTCCAGCGCATTAGGAGACACACCCATCGTAGATGCCTGATTCCTGGCTGCGCCCTCGAGCCGCATCTGTACAATCTGGGCTTTAAGCTGTTCGTTCTCAGACTTAGCCGATGCGTAGTTGCTCTCAAGCTCCTTTTGCTTGGTGTCTCTTCTTGCCTTCCAGGCTTCGAGAATTGCCGCACTGTCCTCGCCCTCCGGTGTGTTCGCATTCACGATGCTCTTTGCAACACCGTCTGTCTTTTTGCCAATGATCTCGTCAAGCTTATCGAGGATTGCCGCATAAGATTCGGAGGAGGATTTGCCTTCCGTAGCCTTATCGCTCTTCTTCTTCTGCTCTTCCTTCGCCTTAGTCTCTTCTGCCTGCTGTTCCTGAACGTTAGTGTTCTGTTCTTCGTTCGTATCCATATAAGTTCCTTTCCGTTTAACGCCCGTCGGCAAACTCCGTGCTCCTTTTAGTGTCTTGGGCACGTTCCGGACAATAAAAAAGCACCTCGAAAAGGTGCTGATTTAACTTAAGTAATGTGTGGCTGCTTCAATCACGCACCACACAAATAACAAGTAGTACAAGGAATAAAATCGTCCCGAATATCGCAGGGGAAAACACCGCAAACCAAGGCCAATCAATTCTTTCAACATATTTTGAGGGTTTCTCCGGCACCGACAGCGACGGCGATTTCATCGTTTTACCTCCGGAATACAGAAATTTAGTTAAAACTTCGGACTTGGTAACCGATGAAAATGGCGTATCTCGTTTTGTTCGAGAAGATGATTATGTCATCGTGAACGGAGCGCGATTCTTAAAATTATATCTCCAGTGAATTCACGCCACCCGAGCTTGGAAAGAATCTCGCCTCCAGGCTCGGGATTGTTCCCGGCGCCATTTCTCTATCCCCCGGAATATTGATAAGAACTCTGTGAGTCCAATCCAACAAATCGGAATCCGTACTCGTAGGAACGCCAATGACTATTTCCTTCTCATACTTCTTACCGTTAATGTACAGTTCCTTGGTCTTAACGTTTATGTATACTGATTCGATATCCATGTTTCCTCCAATAAAAAAGACCCCGAAGGGTCTTTGCCATCCAAGTTCAAAGCATCGTTTCAGAGCGCCGGCGGTATTTTAACCATCGAAGCAAGTGTCTTCGCTCCCTCGGCTATTTTCTTCATCGCACTGTTTTCTTTGAGATATTCCATTCCTGCCAGCGTAATCATTGGCATGGTCAATTTTATTTTCGGATATCTTTGGTCAAACGTGTAATACACTTCTATACCATCAACGAAGTTGCTATTTACCAGTTGAGCCATAACCTTATTAAACTGCACTTCGGGCACCCCGAACGATTCTGCAGAAAGAGCACTGTCATCAAGTTCTTCCACGGACATTGATTTGTCAAGCAACGTCAATATTTTGTATGCCAACCTGAGATTTTCCATTGATATTCACTCTCCTTATGAGTTCCAAATATTCCATATTCCGAGCACGGTTGTAATCATAATTATACCTACCAAAAGTATCCAGGCTGCCATTTCTCTATCGGTAAGCAGTTCGGCAGTTATCTGCATGTTTCCTCCCAATAAAAAAGGCCCTTGCGGGTCTTTGAGTTGCCGTCTGTCCGACCGTTCGCCAATCTTCATCCAACGTTGATTATATTCAGCCTAGAATTTAAGCTGCTCTATCGAGCACCCAAGTCTCAAAATCTCGAGGCAACCTTAAATTGTAACGTTCGACATAATAAGCTAATGTGCTAACCCAACTATACTTCTCGTCATTCTTAAAGGTTTTTTCTTCCGGAATAACCTCACCAGTATATACATCAAGAGGTATGCTTGCACAAGCTCCATGAACATGTCCTTGACGCAAATATTCGACAATTTTTGTTTGTCCTTCGTACCGAGACTTTTCAAAATAATCCTTCATGCTGGGAAACCCCATTCCTGGGCTCAATTCGTCGTACGTATGTAAGATTATTTTTTTCACTTGGATCTTCCTTAATCATTCAGGGTTAAAGGTTTTCCAATACCCTGTCTGCTTTATCTTGCCTCTTTTTTCTTTGTCAAATTCATCATACCATAAATCCACGAGAAAATCATTATCGGATATAAAGCATTCACCCAAATCGTTTACAACTAACGTTTCAGTTGGAGCCATAACTTTCACCCCCATGCAATTCGCCAGTTGCTGCGCCAAGCTGTTTTCTCCTTTGCCTGCACTACAACTAATCAATCTGACTTTTCCCCCTCTATACGATTTAGAATTCTTAATCAATTCAGACATTTTTTCTATAGTCAGTGGAAAAAAATCCTCCTTGTTATTATTCCCTGCCATGTCTAGTACGAAAGTTTTTCCATCCAATGTGTGGCACGCGACGGAAGTATAATTCTTCAATTCCGGAATTTTCGAGGCATATTCATATAGGTTATCTTTTTTGTTCAAAAAACTGATTCCCGCTTTGACATACCCTTCAGGGATTTCTGCGTTAATTTTATTTGCTTCTGTACTACTCTTGATTTTGTTTATCTTCAGCTCCGGCACCTTCGGCTCCTCAAGCCCCGGCACCATCTCAGCTTGCTTACGTTCCTCAAGAACGTTTCCATGTTCTTCCTTGAAGGTTTTGTCTCGCCCTGCCCAGTCGTCAGCTCGCGCCTGGTATTGAGCCTGATTGTCAGCATCAAGACTGTTCTTAGCCATCCGGTCATACTTCTGCTTCTGACGTTCATTGCGCTTCTGTTCCTGCTCCAGCGCGTACTGCTCCTCGGCTTTCTTCTGCTCTTCCTCACTCGGAGGATCAGGCTCGCTGTTGATGCCTTCGAAGAATGTTGTGTACGTGTCTTTGCAATTAGGATGAAGGAAACCACCTGCAATAGCGCTCGACAGTCTCGGGTATTTCTCATCCGGAACCGGGAGGCTGCTATACACATCATCGTAGAACACACGTCCGAGCCAGGGCGTGCACTTGGGACAAGCCACGCCTCTTTTGTTGGTGATGACCGTGTTAATTCCCCACTCGTCTCTTGTGGCTGCTTCTCCGGCAAGATACGAGCGTGTTGCATTCGTCCTTAGTGCCATCTCGGCATAAGACTGAATGTTTACTCGCCTGCCATCCTTGTACTCGATGCAGTCGATTCCGGACTGCAGAAACTTCTTAGTTGCCATGTCCACAGCCTGGTCATAAGTGAGAGCTCCGGTGCTGTATGCAGCACCTGTGTCGAAGATAATCTTTCTATACTGATCATCAGCTCTGCGGAGCATTGCGTATTCAGCCCGCTCCATGTCATCCGTGGCGGACTTAACAATCGCATTAACCCGGTCTTCGTTAATCTCGAAGAACTCTCCGGACAGACCGGACGCCACATCTTCCATATCAGGAAGCTTGTAACCGTCCCTAACGGCCTCTAGAATCTTTACCTCCTGGTCCATCTGCCCTATCTCGTTGGCACGCTCAATAGCATCGCCAATCTTATCGTTGATAGTGTCGAAGTACTCACCCAGGAGTTCTTCGTTGTCTCTCCTATACTCATTCAGGTTCTTAAGCTGTACCGCCTGCCATTGAGCGTAATCGAGACCCTCATCATCTTCCGTCATCCGGTGATTGCGCATGTTACGAATCATGCTCTCAATCAGATACTCTTCGACTTCTCGAAAGGCTTCTGATATGTCATATTCCTTCGCCATGCGTTAATCTCCTGTCGCTAGTTTCTAAAACGGAATGTTTATAGATTTTGTGCCTATACCTGTACCAAGAGCAGGCTCGTCCATGGTAGTGACCCCGGTCTGCTCTTTGATTCTCCTGACCTCTTCTTCCTTCCACTCAGCATCTTTGGTATCGCCCCAGAGCTCTTCTACCTTTGCCTCAATGGACATCGGTGTGTTCGGATTGCTCATGGTCTCAACGACCGCCTCGAAGCTCGGGTTGGCGTAGCCACCGAAGTTAACGTTAACGTCTTCGTTAACAATATCGAGCCCCGCGAGGTTGTCCACGAAGTTAAACACTCCGTTTACCACCTTCTGGATAACCGGTGTCAGCGCCTCAATAACGCTCTGCCTGGTGTAGAGTGTGGTCTTTTCCTTTTCGCGCTGTGCTTCTGCGTTATCGAGCTTCTTAACGTCAATCCCGAGGGTGCTCGGACTAACCAGTCCTTGGAGTGCCAGGTCAAGAGCTGTCATGTACGTGTTCAGATACTCGGCGCTCCGGAACTCCGGCTGCGTAACCGTAATCTGGTTATGAGCGTTCTCACTCATGTCCGAACTAACAGCGATAAACTGGTTATCGAAGTCATTAGGCTTAACAAGGCTGCCATTATTCACATCCCTGGGGATGAAGATGTCCGGGATATACTTAACCGGACGTGCGGCTCTCATAGCCTGCCACAACTGCGAGTAAGCCTCATCGAGGGCATCGAAGTTATCTATCTTTTTATCGAAGATGGATTCGCCTCTACCCTTGAACCTTGAAGAGCTTTTAATCATGAACGGAACGGCAAGCATGTAATCGCCAAACTTCGCGTTCATAAGGTCTGCCGTCTCTTTCAAAGTAGAAAGCTCAACCTCTGCACCTTCTCCGGAACTTGTCTCCTTGAACAGGCGATATTCAATTGAGCCTTTGCGGTATATCTCATGCAGTACATACATCTGGCGTGAGTCTCTATCCTTGTAATGCGAGTAGAACGTCACTCCGGTAACTCTGCCCCTTGTGTATTCGAAGTCACAATTAAGACCGGAATACCACTCGATAATGGGATTAGACGATATTTTAGGGTCCATCGATATCTTGAAAGCACCGTCTCCGATAACCAGAACGTCCTTTACGGCCTGAGACAGCAGTTGTTTCCAACGGTTCTCCTCGGCTACATCGTTCCACAAGTCTGTCCTGTTGACGTTTTCGAAGCTGAAATCGTTCAGGTCTGAGATAACGATGTTCGTTACGGAGTCCACAATCAGGGTAGGAATGCCTGTGTGTAATTTCCTCATGCCAAACCCCTTACTGGGTCTGGCACACCAGAATCTGCCGGTGTAATCCGCTGTCTGACGGTAGAATGCGTCGAGATCATGTGCATCGCCCTGGTACCAAATGAGGTTCTTGTAGGCGTTGCCCGCGAAGTCATATTCCGCCTTGATATCAAAAAACCGCCTGTCGGCGGGTTCTATTCTCAGGAAAGACCTCAATCCGTCCCTGATTCTGTCACCTATGCTCATTCTTGCCTCCTATCTCTTGTTTAAACGGGAGAAAACCGTACTGGACGCTGTTGATCATGTGGTCATTACCGTCCTCCGGTGTGTTGTCCTTGTCTTCCCGCCAACTGTATATCTCAAGCTCGCTTATGTAGTTCCTGCACGTGTCCACCACCAGGAAGTCATCGTGCGCGAACCAACCGAGCTGAAGATTGATTCTGTCTATGATTGCCGTCTGCTTCCATGCCGGGACGAAGTTATATACAGAGCCGTTAAGTCTCTTGTACTTCGCACACTCGGTTAAGGTAGCCTGGTCAGCCGAATCAATGAATATGTTCCTGCTCACTCCCCACTTGTCTCCGCATCTCTTAGCGAAGTCAGCTAAGTTTCTGACCGTGTCAGACGGTGCCAAAGGAACTTGAAGGTTAGCGTTGTTGTATACCTGCTCTTCAAGGACTACCCATCTTCCCAGATTAGTAAGCCCTGCGAAGTTCATTGCTATTGTGTCCGGAGACATCTGCGAATAAGCCGTGTCACAGCCGATAGAGAACTTTGTGAAGTACTCCTTCTGCTTCCTGCGGTCTTCGTAGTTCTTCTTAGGAATGAACTCCTCCGCCTGAACCCTGGTTATTACATGCCTACTCCGGTCGAAGTTCACAAAAACCACTCCGGTACACTTGCCTCGTAGGCCTTGTATCTTGTTCTTATAGAGCTTCGTGCCCTTCGGAGCTGATGCTTTCTTCTTCTCGATATCCGCCGGAGTAAGTGAAAGGTTATCCTCGAACGAGAAGAACCAGTACTTCCACCTCGGATTCTCCTCGCACTTGAGGAGTTCGTCCATTATGGAAGGCGGTACATCCTTGGCATACTTCTTATAAGGCCTTGACCGGTTCACAAACTCTGTATAGACCGGCAAAGCCGGGTTATCAGGGTTCAGAGTAGCCATCATATACTCGTTTCTTACGGCTATCTCACGCACGAAGTCCATATTGGCAGTGTTAATCTCGTCGATGAACACACACCCGAACTGAGAACCGAGTGCATTTTCCCATCGGTCTTTGTTGTCATAGCCAAGAACGAAGATGATTTTTCCCTCGAACTTGATGTGAGGAATCTTGTAATTGGCATCGCCGTTTCCGTAGTATTCGGCGCTCCGGTGCAAATCAAGTATGCCGTTATCCTGCTGAATGATGTTCTTCTCTGCCGTTCCGGTAGTTCGCGCTGCTATAACGTGGAACTTTTTGGACGATCTGGACACCATGAGCATGAATTTGACGCCTGCTCCGACGGTGGTCTTTCCTGAACTTGTCGTGCCTTCGCAAAAGTCGGCATCGCAGTTTGTTGAGAGGATGAAGTCTCTGTACTTCTCTGATAAGGGGAAGCTACTCGCCAAGACACTCACCGCCCTCCTTTGTGAGCTGGCCTATAACATCAGCCAGTTTTGAGGAAGTGCCGACGTTTGCCTCTACCTTCGTTGCTGCATAATCGCCTTCCATCTTGTTGTCGAGGTCTATAGCCTTGAGTCTGTCGCTTACTGCCGCTTCTTCACTTTCGGCTATGCTGCGGAGCAGTTCCTTCTTCCTCGCACGGGTCAAAACAGCCTTGTTTGCTGACCTTTCCTTGAGTTCGTTATACCTCGCCAAAATCTCCCCATTCTTATTAAGGAGTGCCGAGGCCTTGTTGTCGACACTTTTGTCCTTCCATTTCAGCGAGGAAGGATACGCTGCACGATATGCTTCGCGCTGGCTCATGCCGGACACGAGATTCTGCACATATGCTTCTTGTTTGGGTGTTAACATTGCCCTTCCTCCTTTCTTTGCATAGAAAAAGGAGCCCCGTTCAGAACTCCTTTTCTTGAAATTGAATGAAAACACACTTTTTAACAACTCAACCCACTATCACAATACCACAAAAAAAGGTGCAATGAGGTGCAAAGAAGTGCAAAGTTGTCAGTTCGACGGCTCATCTCCCATCGCTTCATCGTCTACATCTGTCATTTCCGCACCACAAACAGGACAATAATTCCAAACACTGGCTCCGTGAGCGGAGCAAGAAGTGCAGTAATAAGTCCAATCACCCCAGACGGCATCCGGATTGTACTTCCACACAGCCTGTTTTCTTGCTTTGTCCATCTTTTTATCGTTTCTCATATCGTTCAAAACCCTCTTTCTCGGTCTTCGTATTCCCACAATTTGCTTAACTTTTGGAATACGTCATCAACTTCGTCAGGAGTTAGCATTAACGGCTTATTCTCAACCCACGCCTCTTGAAACTTAAACAGGTACTCTACCCACTCTGAATTAGTCATCGTCTCTCCTTCCTCAAGAATCCGGTATATATCTCTTGCATTAGTCCTCCTCCAAAATCGGCAAATAAAACGCAATCGCGTTCAAAGCTTTGAGATGCAAATACATGCAATTACGTTTCTCGTAGTTCATTTCCTTCTCTATGGTCTTCCAGCTCATCCGGTTAACGTACCTGTTGATAAGCAACGCCCGAAGGACTGTGCTTTCCTCCTCGTCCGAGCCTTTGACCTTCTGAATAACATCCAAGGTAACCAGATCGCAACGAGCAAGCTTCTCTTGCTTCTGTTCGATGAGACTTATAACCTCGATGAGAGTGATAAGTGTATCTTCTACTCCGCAGCCGGATGACTGGACTCTGTCAGCGTCGTACCGGGCAACCGAGTTGTTAACTATGGACTCGAGCCTGGCTTTCTTGTTGTTAAGCGCTGCTATCTCCATGTCCAGCTTATACGCTCTGTTAAGCCAGCACTTGGCTGCGTATTCCTTGTCAGTCATTCCTCGTCGCTCTCCTGGTCTGTTACCTGCTTAGCTCGCTGAACATCTTTAGGTTTGACCCTAACAACCCGCACACTGTGCGCTGCCATGATAAGCATCACGACAAATTCCGCTGCAAGCGTGCTTACAACTCCGAACCAAAACTGCTGCATCTCAGTTTTTCCCTTTCTTCGATTTCTTAAAGGATTCCTTCGACCACTGAAAGGTGACCGTACACTCGTCACTGAAGTATTTATCCACTTCGGTATGAAAAAGCTGACAATCATCTTCCCAGAGTCCGCACTTCGTAATGGCATCGACAAGACCTTTAGCAAGGTTATCTCCGTCCGGACGTGTGGTTTTAGGTTGGTCCCATTTATACGGGTCAACGGTCTCAAAGTTGAACTCAGCGGAAAACCTTACTCCGTCCGGCTTCTTTATCATCTCCGGAACAATTCCCTGCTTCGCAGCCTCTCTCAGAACGGCATTGGTCTTGTAAATATACTCAGCCTGCAGAGCCTTTACTTCGTCTTTGGTGTAGTGAACAGCTTTACCCTTCACTACTTTTACTCCCTTTTGTTGTGCTGTCGCGGTAGGGTTTGCGTTGAGGATTAAAGTGACGGCGTACACCCTCTCCGTTCCTATATCTGTTACCGAACACGAACCGTAACGTGTTTTAACAATCTGTCCCATGTGCCCTCCTTATAGGTCAATCGGGAATGGCAGCATGTCATCATCCTGGGATTCCGGCATGGCAGGAGTGGGCTGTGTGTACTGAGGCTGTGCCGGAGCGGGAGTATAAGCAGGTGCCGGGGTGTTAGCCGGTTCGTAGCTGCGCTGTGAAACGAGACTAACCTCATCGACCATTACCGTGTAACTGGTTCTGCTGTTTCCTGTCTGATCCTGGTACTTATCCGTCTGGAGCCTGCCTCTTACGATGAGCTGGTCTCCCTTGTGTGCGTTAGAGCATATAAAATTAGCTCTCTGCTCAAAGGCTGTACAAGGAATGAAGTCTGCAGGGTATTTACCCTCCGAGTCCTTGAAGTTTCTCTGAACTGCAAGCGAGAAGCTCACATAAGTCTTCCCGGACGATGTCTGTCTGCCTTCCGGGTCCCTGGTAATTCTGCCTTGAAGTGTAATTGTGTTGATCATGTGTGATTTTCCTTTCGTTAAATGAAGTCTTTGAACGAGAGTTGACCTGGTAATTCTTCTCTCGGTTCGTCTGAATAATGTATGCAACAAGCGGGTGTACATCTGAACACAAGCCTGCCGAGGGGTTGGTCTTTGTCGACTTTAGATTCAGGACATGAGCAGTATTCCCTGCCTTTTATGGTTTCCCTAAAGTAGCATCGAGCAACGTTACTCATAAGCCTGCCTCCACGCCATAGCGAAAAACTGCATCGTCTTCGAGTGTGTAATCGGAGGAAACAGGTGCTCCGTCTTCCAGAAGAGCAGCCGGGTAGGTTTTTCCGGCTATATTTACGGCGAACGTCTCTCCCGGAGTCCTGGGACGGAGCTTTGCCCGTTCCGCTTCGATTAGCTTGATAAGTTCTGCAGGGGTGGGAAAGTAAGGAGAGTAAGAACTGTGCTTAACAAGAGCCGTTACTGCTTCTTTGTATGTATACGCCCGAAAAAGAACAGCCCACAGCTGAGCGATGTTCTCACTCTTAGTCTTGTGATAGGGGTAGATTGTCTTCGCTACATTAACCATGTTTGTTGCTTCCTGCGATGTCATTGAAGTTAAGGTCCTCTCTTGGGATTGAAGTGTGTGTTCCTGGGAAATTCTCTTCCCGGTCCGCTCCCTAGCCCTCTGAAGTAGGAATGTTGTGCAAGGAGTTCATCCAAATCGAGTGTGATTTGTGGTTGTTCCGAAAGTTTCAACGCCTCGCGCGTGCGTGTATCTTCCTCTTTCTTACGGTTTACACACTCTTCCCTTTTCTTCTTATGATTTTCTTTCTTATGATTTTCTTTGTTTTGATTTTCTAAACTATGGTTTTCTTCTACAACCTCGATTTCCAGAGTCTGGTTTTCCAGAGTCTGGTTTTCCAGAGTCTGGTTTTCCAGAGTCTGGATTTCCGGGTTGTGGACGGAACCCTCATAAATAGCCCATTCCGTCTTAGAAATCCTTCCTTTTTCGTCTCGAATTTGACGTGTCTCAAGGTATCCTGCCTGCTTAAGTTCCTTCACCGCACGTTCGATAACAGCCTTGCTGGTTCCTGCCTGCTTAGCAAGAGACTTGGTAGAAAATTCCCAGTCCTCCTTGTTCGACAGTATGAGCATCAACAGTCCTCTCGCTTCAAGAGAGATGCTGCTGTCTCGTACTGTGGCGTTTGATACGCTTAGGAACTCGCCTGTATGTTGAACCCTGTAGATCACCTATTTACCTCTCAGCCGAATAAAATTCCGTCAATGTCATCGTCCACTGGGAAAGGAGGTGCGACTTCCGGAACTGTCTCCGGAACTGTCTCCGGAACTGCCTTAGCAGCCGGAACTGTATTCTGAACCGGAGCAGAGATAACCTGACCCTGAGTGTCCGTCTCAATCTGTACGGGTTCCTCCGGCAAGGGTTCCAGAATGCCCATCTCCTCCGGAGCATACAAACTACCCATCTCATCGGGGAAAGCCTCTCTCAATGCCTGGGAAAGAGCTACCTTACGAATCATGGTTGCAGGCTTGCCGTTCCACTGGGCGTTAACAGAACCGTCTCCCTTACGTCCTACGTACTCATCCATGGACACTGCGGAGTAGAAAGGAACCGTGTTGCCATCCACATATACACGTGCCCATCCTCCGATGAGCGTGTCTCCGGACATCTTGAAGGTTCCTTCGCGCTCGACAACCTCGCCTATCTCCGTAGATACGATGATTCCTGCCTGGAATCCCTTAAACTTAGGATTGCGCTGAGCACGCTTGAGGAAGACATCCTTACCGACAACCATCTGTGCTGCCTTTGTACCGAACTTGATAAGGTATGCCTCTCGGAGGAACGGATTAAGGTGCTGAAATTTGCACATACTGAGGAACATTCCGACTTCCTGGTCCGTTACGTTTCCGCCTCCGCTTACGAGATAACTCTTAATAATTGCCGGAGAAAGCTGAATCTTCTCTCCGTTGCTCTCATACGTTACGAGTTGTCCTTCTGACTTCTTCTTTGTAAGAGTGTTTGTTACTGCCATTTTGTGTGTTTCCTTTCTTAGATTTTCTTAAGGTGAATGTCGTTTGCTTTGCAGAACGAAGCGAGGGCCTGAATCTTTTCCTTACTCTCAGTAATTTCGAAGCGTACTGTGAATAGCTGATAAATCGACGACATGGGCTCTGTATACGTCTGTGGAGCGTCAATGACAACTCCATCATCATCAACATCGGGAAGCTCCTGAACGGGCTCCTGAGCCTTCTGGAGGGCTTGCTGAGCTTCGGCTTCTGCTTTACGCCTCTGAATGTCTGCGAGTCGCTGTCCTTCTGCTATGGCTGTATTGAGGTCAAGAGTTCTCTTATAAATCTCCGTTGCCTCGAACGAGAACGACGGAAGAGTCTGGATTGTGACCAGATCTGACGTTATCTTGGCAAGCCTCTCGTTCATTTCCTTCTCAACCTTGGACAGAGATGTGGTCTTGTTGAGCCACTTATCATCAAAGATATCTCTGAGTTTGAGCCAATCACCATCCGTCCAGTTTTCCGAGAAGATGCGCTCTATTTCTGCCTTTTTCTCTTCCTGACGCTTAGTCTCAAAGACATCTATCTGCTCACCTATCTTTCCGGATGTGGAATCTATCATCGAGCAGATTTCTTTAGCCTGGTCTTTGAAAGTGTTAAAAGGCTGCATGTATTCCTTCTCTCGACGGATACGCTCATCGTTAATAGCTTTCTTCAAGTTGTTAAGCGTTGCCTTGTCCCTCTTGGCTGCAGCGATGCTATCCTCGGTATAAACGATGGATTCATACTCAGCCAGGGCTGTTGTGAGTGCTGCCTTAAGCTCTTCGTAATTCCACGATATTGCCTCCGGCAACTGAGGTTCTGAGATTTTGAGTTCGAACATTGTGTGTGTTTCCTTTCTTAAATATTTAAATAAAGCGGAGGATATGTGTCCGTCTTTATGTACTCATAGAACTGACGACACCTCTGCATCAACAGCTTGATGTCGTCTTCTGCTTCACTTCTTTCAATCCGGTAGTGCTTGGTCACAAGCCACGGCTCTTCTCCATCGTAGTCGTACTTGAGTTGTGCCTTGAGGATTGCGAAGTCTGCGTTTGTGACAGCCATATAAAAGAGAACCTGGCAGTAGTAGTTATCCGGAATGCGTCCTTCCCACTTTGCCTTCTGAGCTGAACCGGATATTAGTCCGGTCTTAATCTCCAGGATTCCGAGCTTGCCATCTTCGTCAATGATCCATCCGTCCAGGGACGCTGCAGCGAAGTCATACTCAGGATTGATAAAGCTATTGTTAGGAACGTATTGGACGTCATACTCCGGGTAATCGAGTTTAAAGAGCTCTCTGAGTAAGTCCTCTGCCGCGATTCCATATCTAACGGCAGCGCTGTCGCTGATATCTTTAGCCTGGACTCTTCCGGTCTTCTCATTCCAAAGCTCTGTCGAAGTCTTCCATGGATTAACTCCCATGATAACTGCTGCGTCAGAGCCTCCGATGTAATTCGATCGATTTACAAGCCATTCCTCACGACTGTCGAAAGTCATCATCTTGACGTTGTCCATCATTCTTTTAACCATTCGGCTTCGCACTCGCTATACAAAGGAAGTGAATCTGTAAAAGCATCTATTACCATCTCACAAAACTGCAACTTGATTGTTTCTGAAACATCGATGTACTTTTCAAATTCATGGACAAGATGGACGATTTGTTTAAATCCTGCATAGGACTTACAACCCTTATCGCCTCTGCCGATGTTATAGAACATAATTGCAAGTTCAAAGACAACGTCAAACGCTTCCCTACTTTCCTCATAAAGTGACTTTTGGTTGGAATTCGTAGTTTCCATGTGTGCTTCCTTTCTTAAATTAAAACGCCTGGAAATAATCGGGATTCATGTCATCTGTAGTCATAAGGTATGTCTCTGTCTGCTTAGCGTTCGAGAACGCATCAACATACGTCTGAAGCCTTACGATGTCCCTCTTCATCCGGTCTCGCTCAATCTTGTGCTGTGCTTCCTTGCCGCGAACCGCATCGTATGCAGCCACGAGCGAAATGGCTGTCCCGATTGCGAATCCTGCAATACCTGCGATGATGATTGCCATTAGTTAACCTCCGAATAGATGTAGACCTCTAAGGTCTGTCTGCCCCACTGAAGGGCTGACTCGTGGCTGTCAAAGTAGATGTCTATGACATTTCCCCTGACCGCTGAGCCTGTGTCCTCTGCCACGTATTCGTGACCGTTAATCACAACCGTTGTTCCTAAAGGAATGATTGAGCTGTCTACCGCTATCGTCCTGCCCACCGTCGGAGTCGTTCCGGATGCCGTTGTGTGACCTCCGCCCTCTCCGCAACAGTAAGAACATGAACAGTAAGCCGTACACTCAAAGCTTCCCAGTGATATCAACGTCTGTGTAGCTTCCGGTGTCGGTATTTCTTTTGCCCCCTTCGTAACCTCTGCCTCTGACTGCTGTGTCTCGATAACAGCGTCCGTGCGCGTCGGTTCGTTGGATATAGGCATAAGGGTCACGGACTCCGTAGTCTGAATAGTGCTGCATTCTGCCTCCTGCGTCGTGTGTGTGATTGTTGCTGCCTCTGCCGTGGGGACTGCTGTCGTGTGGCTCACCACAAAAAGCGTGCCTCCGATTAGAAGTCCCAGAACGGCAGTCATTGCCATGTAACCTTTAAACTGCTTCATGATGCTGCTCTCGGGGCTTCTTTCCATGCTTCGAAAAGCTCATACCTAGTCCTCGGGGTGTCCTCACCATACCTGGCTAAGGTCTTACTCTTATCAGCCAGGGCTCGGATAAGAAGCGTCTTTTCAGTCTCCGTGAATTCCTTAATCCATGGATTTCTCAAGATTGAATAGATATAAGCATCACTCTTGTTGATTGCCTTAGCCATCTCGGCTATGTCGTTAAACTGCCGGGTTAGTACCGAGTAGCACCCTCTGTTGATTATTGACTCTCTCATGTGTGTTTTCCTTTCTGCTCTTATGCGGTTGCTGCCGCACGGTCATGCTCATCTTCGGGAATGGGATAAGCGATGATGACGTCGCTACTCACTTCGAGACCGCGACATATCATCGCGAATACATCGGCATATAGAGGACTTCGACCTGTTAGATAAGCAGATAATTTAGGTTGAGGAATTCCAGTCCGTTCAGCTAACCAGACCTGCTTAATACCGTGGTCAGCCATATATTGCTTGATTTTGATGCGAAGCATTATTGACCTCCTTTCCTCCCAAAATTCTTGGGATATTCGAAGTGTATTCTTTTTTTTTTTTTGGAATTGCAATAGCAATTTTCAAATTTCTTGGAATTTTTATTGTATTTTTCGGAAAAATCTTTTATATTCAATTTGCTGGGAACGGAGGTTAATTATGGCCAACAACGAAATATCAATAATAATTGGCAAAAGAATCGCTAATGCGCGCAAACAAAAGGGCCTCCAACAAAAAGAGCTCGCTGAAGCCCTTGGCATAAAACAAAACCGCCTAAGTAACTGGGAAGTAGGCGTCACTCCCCCTCGCGCTGATCAAATAGTCAGCCTTACCAAGATATTAGACATATCCTCTGATTATCTTCTTGGAATAACAGCAGGCGGAAGTGATGTTGAGCTTTCTTATTCAAAGCAACAACTAATAGAACATATCAAGGCGGCGGACGCCTCCGAAGTAGATAAAATCAATCAAATATTAAACATCGTAACAGCAGAACAAACCCAGAAAAAAGACGCGCTCGCATAA